CTCTCCCCCCCCGCCCCGCTCTCCCGATCGCCGGGGTATCTCCTATCCCCGCGGCCCGGAAACGTATATGTTGGACAACGTGCTGCATCAGGGCTTTGCATTCACACCGCTGCCCACGGCAAGCCGCTATGCAATGGCATATGAGGGAACTTCCACGCTCTCCCCGCGGGAGTTTTGGCTAAAGCTGCTTACACAGAAGGATACGGAGCTGTTAGGCATAGAGGTCAAAGCCAAGTCCGTAGTAGAGATAGACGATGGGCTTGCCCCGTGCTTTTTCTTCAAAACGGAAGAAGGCTATACGCGCTGCCAGTGCTTCGATGCTGATCGCGCACGTACCAACTGCATGGAAGGCTGGGAGGAATATAATCAGGAGGACATAAAATGATCATCAACCAAGAGGTATGCGCTATACATACAACGGCATGACCTACACTGTCGGTGCCGCTGTCATGGCAACAGGGGCAAGTGAATATCGTGGACTTTACGGCACCATCACGGAGATCCGTGACGGATCTGACCGAGAGACAGAAAATGATACGCCTGACATCTATTGCTGTTTTGAACCGCCTCTGTTTCAAGAGGAGATCCGGGAGCTGGAGCGACGCTTCACAGAGCTATATCAATCGCCTAAGAAGCTCGATGAGATCACGCTGGATATGGTTATCATGGCACCGGAGATGGTTCGGGTGATCTCGCCTGATCCCTCGGTGTGCAAGACATGCAAGGTCTATCTCCTCACAATGCAGTTTACCACAAGCTGGGATTCGGGCTGCATTACAGAGCTGTACGCCGACTATGATATGGCGCGTTTTGCTATGCTGAAGGGCATCCGCGAAGAACAGGCAGAAGGCTGCGTAAAGGATTGGGCAGAGAAGGATGCTCTGGAGGAGGAATACTGCACAGATTTTTATGAGGCGTGGCATCGAGATGAATACTCTGAGAAACACTTTACCGCATCCATTGAAAAGCTGTCCCTTACATTGCCACAAAGAATTATAAAAGCGGAATGAAATTATGATTGAAATTATTATAATTTGGAGTATAATAATTGTAAAGGTGGTGATCGCATGCATGTGTTTGTTGATCGACAGCAGGAGATGGAGACGCTGCAAAGTGAGTATGAGCGGAATGGCAGCGCACTTGTCGTACTGTATGGACGCCGGCGAGTGGGAAAGACTACGTTGATATCCGAGTTTATTCGGGATAAAAACGCCCTGTTTTTCCTTGCGAGTGAAGAGTCCGAAGCACAAAACCGAGCGGCATTCAAAGAGAAAGCGGCAGAATTCATTGATAGTGATCTTCTGCGTAATGCGGATGTAAAGAGCTGGGACGTGATATTCAAGTCAATCATGGATGCCAAGCATGACAGCAAGCCCGTTATCGTACTGGATGAATTTCAGTATCTGGGCAAGGCAGAGCCTGCATTTCCTTCCATATTCCAACGGATATGGGAAGAAATACTAAAGAAGCAGTCTGTTATGGTTATCCTTTGCGGTTCCCTGATCTCCATGATGGAGTCTCAGACACTGGCCTACGGCAGCCCTTTATACGGAAGACGAACCGCGCAGATCCGGCTCAAGCAGATCCCGTTCGCCTATTACCATGAGTTTTTCCCTGGCAAAACCCGCAGAGAACTCATTGAGCTATACTCTGTTACAGGTGGTGTCCCCAAGTATATCGAGTTATTCTCGGAGAGTAGCGATATCTATCGTGCTATCCAGAAATGCGTACTGAACCGCTCCGGCTATCTCTATGATGAACCGCATTTTCTGCTGCAGCAGGAGGTCAGTGAGGTTGGCAGTTACTTTTCCATTATCAAGGCGATTGCGGCTGGAAACCACAAGCTTTCCACGATTGCCGCTGTGTTGGAGGTCAAGTCAACGAACCTGACCAAGTACCTGAAGACCTTGATGGATCTGGATATTCTGGAACGAAGGGTGCCTGTCACAGAGGGAAATCCCGAGAAGAGCAAGCGCGGCCTTTACAAGATCAAGGATAACTATCTGCGGTTTTGGTTCGCATTTATCTATCCCAATATGAGCTTTATCGAAAGCGGGCATAGCGGTATCGTGATGGATAAGATCCGCAGGGGACTCACCACTAGCCACATTGGCTTCGTATATGAGGACATCTGTCAGGAGCGGATGTGGGAATTGAATGTCAATAACGCATGGCCGTTCCAGTTCTCCAAACTGGGCGGGTATTGGGATGCCAAGAATGAGATCGACATTGCAGCTCTTGATCCGGAGGGCAAGAATCTGATTCTGGGAGAGTGCAAGTACTGGAAAGAGCCAGTTGGTCTTAATGTCCTTCATGCGTTGGAAACTAAGGCCTGCGATGTCGCATGGGAGCGGGATCGGCGAAAAGTGTGGTACGTCCTGTTCAGCATCTCCGGCTTCTCGGATGAGCTACGCAATCATGCCGCAACACGGGACGATCTTCTTTTGATCGACGATGGAGAAAGATAGCTGATCAACCAGCCGGTTCAATATCTTCAATGCGCTCCAAAATTCTTTGAGGGAATTAAAGAAGTCCTGACAAATATGTATAAAACAGACGTGGAGATTTCCACGTCTGTTTTTCTATTCGGTAACAAGGGAAAACTACGGTAGATACAGGGCGTTCGTTGACAATCCTGTGCGGTTAGGGTATGTCTCCTTCGTGAGCGGCGACCGCACTCCTTTACCTGGCTCGCTTTTCCTGATAAAATTTAAAATAATTTGAAAACTATGTAATATTGACACCTAAAAAGGTAGTTAATAGATAAGAGGAAAAGGAGGATCGCCGCCATATGGATGACAAACAAATTATACGCCTGTTTTTTGAGCGCTCAGAGCAGGCCATCACCGAACTGTCCCAAAAATACGGCGACCTGTGCATGAAAATCGCCAGAAGCATTCTGAACGATCATCAGGACGCGGAAGAATGTGTGAACGACGCCTATCTTGGCGCATGGAACAGTATTCCTCCTCAATCCCCCGACCCGCTGAGAGCCTATATCTGCCGTATCGTTCGCAACCGCTCTTTGAAGAAGCTCCGTACCAATTCCGCGATGAAAAGAGGCAGCCAATTTGAGGTGTCCTTATCCGAACTGGAGGACTGCATTTCGGGCAACTCTCTGGACGAGCAGCTTGCCGTAAATGAGCTGTCCGCGCAGATCAACGCATTTCTCGCTGCCTTGCCCAAAGATGACAGAGTCCTGTTTGTGAAACGCTACTGGTTCTCAGAATCAATATCCGAGCTGGCAGACGCATTTGGCATCACCGAGAACAACGTGTCTGTCCGGCTCAGCAGAATACGCGGAAAACTACATCAATACCTGAATCGTAATAGGAGGCAAACATATAATGGATCGGAAAACTGACAAGCTGGTGTCAGCCATCGGAGATATTGACACCGTATACCTGGAAGAAGCCCTCGACTTTAACCGCACAAATGCAGGCCGGAGAAAACGCACCCGCTTTCCCAAATTATCTGCCGCGTGTGCGGCGGTGCTGATCATACTGGGCGTATCCGTCACCGCCTTCGCCATCAGCCGAATACCGCTGTCGTGGCGCGACATCTTTTCCCCCGGTCAGACCGTCATCGGTGACGCAGACGAGGCACCGGTGATCTCCCAACAGCAACCGCAGGCCGCAGCCACGGAAGAACTGCAGATCAAGGTGGAAAAGGTGATCTCTGATGAACGAGCCCTTTATCTTCTCTATTCCGTAAAGGCAAATGAGGGAGCCGTCCTTGACCAAACAGGGAAATTTGCCGACTTCGAGCTGTATTTTCCCGGTAAGATGATGTCCGGCGCTTATGTGTCTCGCTTTTTGGAGCGGAAGGCGGGCGTACCGGAGAATGAATTGGAGGGCGTCGTATACGCCGACTGGCAGCCGGGCGACAGTGCCAACGGCCTTGTGATGACCTTCGCAAACTGGCGGGAGAAACGGTGGTTCGACCACGAGAAAATCGACTTCAACGTGGCGGAGATGGCGGAAAACGCCGGAGAGAACGCAAAGCTGCCCCAGTGCCAGCAGCGATTCCGCAACGGAACGGTGCGGTATTACTGGCAGCCGGGGGACGCGGACGTGCAACTGCCCTGCGGTGCGTCCATCTGCAACGCCGGGTGGGAGGACGGCACTCTTCAGCTGGTGATGAAAGAGCCGCTGGGTTCGGACGAATGGTCCGCGACCTGGGAGAAGAACTGGTATTTCCTGGACACGCGGACGGACACGGTCATCTACCCAGAGCCCCACTGCCATTTCGGACAGCCCGACGAGTTTGACCCGGATGCCACGGATGCCGACTGGCGATACTTTTGGCGGGATGTGGCCGTTGACAAGGAGGTGCTCCCCTATTTGGAGCTGCACTGGGGCGGAAAGGAGATCACCACCACCGTGCTGCCAGGGGACTGGCGGGTCACGCTGGAAGGCACGCCGGTCACCATTGAAAGCGAGGTGCTGGCGGAGAATGTGCCCCTGACCTATGGCGGGGAGGAACTGACGGCGGAGCGGATCGAGTGCTCCAAGCTGTCCGTGGCAGTGTATTTCGCCGACTATGTGGACTCTACCACCGGCATTCTCGGCGCGTTCAGGGTATTTGACGCGGACGGCAAACCTATCCCCTGCGATTGGAGCTTTATCGCGGATCAGACCGACGACAGCTGCATGATTTGGACACGGTTTGACGAGCCAATCGAGCCTGAATGCATCTGCCGGTTGACATTCAGTGGGGAGACCGTGTTTGAAAGATAGGCGTTTCGCATTCGATTGCAGTGATTATTATTCCTTTTATTATGAATGGATAAGCCGGTTCTCGCGGCGAAGAAGCGTTTTCCGCCTGTACGCCCCGGCAGCTTTCCGCTACAATGGCCTTGTACTTGAGGTCATTAGGCATTGAGGCCGGAGCAGCGCAGGCACGGGCGAGAAAGGAGGTCAACCCCTTCTTCGTTCTGACTAAGACTTGAAGTATGTAAAAAACTGGACATCAAGAAGAACGTAATTGCCTTTCGGGGCGGTTGCGTTCTTTTTTGTTGTCCCAAAACACGAAAGGAGCCGTTACCATGAGTGACAGCAACAGCATGTGGCCGTTTCAGGAGATCAGCGCGGAGGAAGGTCTTGACATCAACGAGATCTTCGGAACCGGCACATCCAGCGACGCAGCAGCACCCGAAGCCAACCCATTCCAAGTACCCCGGCAGGCCGTCCCCGCACCGGAGACAGCAATACCCCACGTGGAGCAGCCGCCTACGTCCCCCGCAGCGTCCCAAGCGGAGCAGACCCCTGCGCCGCAGCCGGCGGCAGTGACCATTCCTCCCGCAACGATCCCCGCCACAGAGCCTGTACCCAGCAATCCGCTGGAAGCAGCTTTCGAGGCAAAGACCGTGGAGAACGCAAAAGCCAGCCTCTTTGAAAAGAAGCCTGTCTTTTGCCATAAGAGCGCAAAGGAGGTCATTGAAGATCCTACCATGACGTTTGAGGAGCTTCGCATCCGTAAGTCAGAGGATTTCCTTGACTTGGAGGAGGGCAAAAATGTGTCATGGTCGGTGGAGTACGGCACTATCCGCAAGGATGTCAAAGACCCCAAGGGAACAACGATCATCTCCATGAAGGAATCCATCGAGCGTTCCCGTGAGTTTCTGGACGCACTCAAAAAGGCCAAGGACAAGAATCCGGACTGCATCGTGCGTCCCAAGGTGACCATGAAGAATAAAGGCACTGCCGCCTACAAAGGAACGTTTCCTACCGTGGAGGCCGCCCGCAATTCGGATATCACAGGGCGTTATTGAAAGGAGAACGCCACATGGCAACAAAAGCAAAGAAAAAATATACTTACCTGACAAAAGCAATTCAACTTCCAGATGGAACACGAAAATACATCCGTGGGAAAGACCAGAAGGAACTGGAAGAAAAGGTATTAAAGGCGCAGATTATGGTCAATGCCGGAGTGGATATTTGCAGCGAGGAGACCTTCGGACATTTTGCCCAGATGTGGTATGACATCTATAAAAAGCCGTACCTCCGGGAAAACAGCCAAAATGCCATCAAGTATGTTATGAACCAGCACATACTTCCGTATATCGGTGGCTATCGTCTGCGGGACATCTCTCCCATGCAGATTCAATCCATCATGGCAGCCCTTTCTGACAAGAGCAATTCTCTCCAGTCAAAGGTTCTGATTGCGCTGAGAAGCATTTTTAAGGCGGCGCAGGAAAATGGCTTGGTTGCAAAATCTCCAGTCAGCAGTATGCTGAAGCCAAGTGGAAAAAAGACCTCTGAAAAAGTCGCATTGACTCCACAGGAAAGTGACTTGCTTCTCCAGCGGGTCAAAAATGACCGGGCCTATACATTTCTCCTGATTGCACTCCAAACCGGAATGCGCCGAGGCGAGATCGTCGGTCTGCAATGGAGCAATATTGATTTTGAGAGCAGAATGATCCGTGTTCGCCATAACGCCGTATTGGGCCGCTACGAAACAACCGTCAGTGAACTTCTGAAAACCAAAGCTGGCAGACGGGATATTCCTATGTCAGATGAGGTCGAAGCATGGCTACGCAAGCAAAGAGGCCGCAGTTCCTCAAAATTTGTTTTGTCTCTGAAAAACAAAAAAGTGATAACCCTTTCGGCCTTCCGTAGTATGTGGAAGCTCATTGAGCGCGAGCTGCCGGAAACCCATATAACTGCCCATATTCTCCGCCACACTTTCATCACACGTCTTTTTGAAGCTGGATTGGACGTAAAGGAGATCCAGTATTTGGCTGGACACAGCACGATGGACATGACGCTGAGTGTTTATACTTACTATGATCGTAAAAATCGGGAGCAGCAAACTGCGGAGAAGGTCCGGCGGGCATTCTGCAAGGAAGCTGTCTAAAAAGTTTGCAACAAACGACTCTGCCTAAAAAGCCGCAAACCCTTGTGGCACAACGGATAGAGGAACGAAAAAATTTGCAACACTTTTGCAACAAGAAGCCCCGAAATTGCCCGAAAATACCCCAAAATACCGCAAGCAGAGAGGCTCTTTTCTTCCAGAAAAAGGCAAAGAAAAAACCTCGGAACCATTGCGATTCCAAGGTTTTCTCTTGGTGGAGACTGCTGGACTCGAACCAGTGACCTCCTGCGTGTGAAGCAGGCGCTCTAACCAGCTGAGCTAAGCCTCCAACTGTGGTGACCCGTACGGGATTCGAACCCATGTTACAGCCGTGAAAGGGCCGTGTCTTAACCACTTGACCAACGGGCCATATAACGCACGGGATGCTCTCGCATCCCGTGCTCTTTGGTAGCGGCACCTGGATTCGAACCGGGGACACTTCGGGTATGAACCGAATGCTCTGGCCAACTGAGCTATGCCGCCATATTCTGCCCGACAGGACAAGGGACAGTATAACAGGGAGAAGGTCCGTTTGTCAATAGCTTTCTCGTAAAAAATCAAAAAATGCGGCAGGACGCGCCTACAAAAGTCAAGCATTAAATGCGCACAATTTTTCGCTTCTTGTTTTGTCTAATTTTGACAAGCCAACATGGCCGCCGTCATGTCCCATGGTCGGCAGCCTGCGTGTTTTCCTGTTCTGTTCCTCGTGTTCCGCTCCACTCACATCCTCTCCCTTTGATTGTCCTCTGTGCTGGTTTCTTCCTGTTACGCGATCAGCCCGATCTCCCGCAGGCACTCCCGGAACATGACCTCGCTGCTCTTGTACCCGAAGATTTTCCGTGGATAGTTGTTAATCCATTCCTCCGTTGCCGCGATCTCCGCCGCGCTGACCTTAGAGAAATCTGTGCCTTTCGGATGCCGCCGCCTGATCATGCTGTTGGCGTTCTCGTTGCTCCCCCGTTCCCACGAAGAATACGGATGGCAGAAATATACCTTGGTGCGCGGGATGGTCTTGTTGACAGCGCTCCGCTCCAGCTCCTCCGCCGCCGAAAATTCTGAGCCGTTGTCAAAGGTGATGCTTTTGAAGATTACCCTGAACCGCTTGGCACCGCATTTCCGCTCCAGCGCATCCAGCGCCTTGACCACGGTTTCCGCCTTTCTGTTCGGTATTCCTATGATGATGTCTTTCCGCGTTTTGCGCTCATTCAGGGTCAGCAGGGCGCTGGTGGTCTTGCACTTGCCCTTTCCGCTGTACACGGTGTCGCCCTCCCAATGCCCGAACTCCTCGCGGCTCTCCACCTCCGGCGGGCGCTGTTCAATGCTGTCGCCTGCGGAGGCTCTGGCCTGATCGTCCTTGGTCTTGACCTTTTTATAGCCCTGCTTGTGCTTCCCGTGGCGCGGCAAGTCCACCTGCGTGATTTGTAGAAAGAGGCCCTTTTTGATGTAACTGTAGATCGTCGTCACAGAAACCGAGGTCTCGAATATCCGCCCCTCCATCATCGCGTAGCCGAGAACGGCAGCGGGACTGCACTCTTTTTCAACGATTGTCGCCTCGATGTAGTTTGCAAGCTCGTGATCTTTGCCGATTTTCAAGTCTGGCCCTTTCTCCCGCAAGTGTTCCTGATACCGCGCTTCCGCAATGTCCGGGCTGTACGCCGTCACCATTTCCCACGTCGCCCCGTCCAGCCGCTCATACTCTCCGCGCTTCAACTCCCGGTAGATGGTGGAAACGTGGACGCGCAGCTTCTCCGCAATCTGCGGCGGCTTCAAGCCCCTGCGCTGCCATTTCTCAATGCGCAGCCTGTCGTTCTTGGTCAGATGCTTAAATGTTCGCCCTCCTGTCTGCACTGTAAAGCCTCCTCTCTCATGCTTTTGCGCGGGCGGTGTCGGGTCTTGCCCGTTCCGCTCCGCCGGTTTGCTTTGTCGCTTTTTGTCTTATTATGATACCTGTAAATCCCTTACCGCGCAACTGATTTTTCGTTGCGAACGCGCAAAAAAATCCCCCGACCGCTATATCTATGAGTATAGCAGCCGGGGGATAGTTTCAGTTATTCAGTTCCTTTTCTCCATCCGTTTTGCCGGGGTTGTCCTCCACAAAGATGCCACCCAGCGTACCGATTGTGCTGTCCACGGCGATGTCCAGTTCCTTAACCGCCGCCTCGATCACGGCCTTTACCTCCGCCGTGACCTTAATGCCCTTTGCTTCAAGCATCTGCACCACATAATCATACTTCGGGATGGTCAGCGTACCGGCCTCGCGCTGCTTCTCCGCCGCCTTGACCAGAACGGTGACAATGCCGTACAGGCGCTTGTCTTTCAGCCAAGGGATGCCGGTCTTGACCAGCCACGGAATGGCCACGCCGGTGAAGAACAGGCCGAGGATGGCGAAAATGGCCTCAATGACAATGTTGATGATGTCGGGAATGATCTGTGTCATGGTGTGTACCTCCTTACACTTTCGTCAGATATTTCTTGTCCACGTTTCCTGTGATTGCGCCGCTTTTCAGCGTGGAAACTGAAATGCGGTCGCCGCTGATTGCCCGGACATACAGCTTTGCGCTGTACACCCACGAGGAAAACTTGCGCGTGGTGCCGTAGACTGTGGCAGCCTTGTCCATCGTCACCTGATCGCCCACGGCCAGCGCCGCCGCTTCGGTCTTGATGTCCGCCGCGTCCACCCAGCCGTACACGGTGCTTCCGCCGCCGCTCACGGCGACAAGGTGGTACGGATGCCTGCTCACAAGCGGCTGATACACCTGCGTCACCTTGGCCTTGCCCGGCTTGCACGGTTTGCCCACGGTGCTGTTTGCGCCGGTGTAGTGCCTCTCGCCGGTGAATGTCACGATGTCGCCCACCTTGCACCCGCCGCCCTTGGCCGGTGCAGCGTCCGCCGCAGTCCCGCCGCCGGTCGCCTCCTTTCCGCCGTACTTCGGTACGCCGTAGCCGCGAATGTACCGTCCGTTCACAGAAATGGTGCGGCGCTTCACGCTGTCGGAGTAGTTGCCCTCAATGACGGTGATGCTTGTCCCGCTGACCTTTTCCACAATGCCCACATGATCGGCGCTGCCGGTACAGTCTCCCACGCCGCTGTCCTGCCAATCGTAGAAAATATAGTCGCCGGGCTTCGGCACATAAGCGTCGTTCTCCTGCCAGCTCCCCAGCTTCTTGAACAGCTCGATGTGCTTTCCGCAGCCGCACTCCGTCGGGATGATGTCGGTCATTCCCGCCGCGATGGCGACGGCGCTTGCGAACGTGCTGCACCATGCGTCCGTGTACTTCACAGCGTAGCCACGGGCCAGCGGCTTGTGACTGTTGTACAGGTCGATGATCTTCCTGTGGCTTCCGTCGCTCTCTTTGCATCCGATGTAGCTCTGGGCGATGCTCACGATCTTCTGCCGCTGTTCCTGTTCCGTCATGGGCTTTCCTCCGTTTCCTGCGGCGCTCCCTGCCGCATACTTGTCGTAATACTTCTGGCCGAACACAGCCCGCCGGGCCTGCGCCGCCTCGCTCTGATCTGCCGGGCGCTCAAATTTCAGCAGCACCGCGTCCGATGCTGCCCGGACGCTTCCAGCCGTTTTCAGCACGGCCAGCACCGCCTTATAGCCCTCCCGCAGCTCTTTCATCAGGAAATCAAGCTGCATTTCCAGATCGCCTATGCTCTTTCGGCAGCATTGGGCATAGTCCAGCAGCTCTGCCTTGCGGGAGCAGTATGTCCATTGAGCAAGGCCATAGCCCGCCTTATCCGTTACGAAGAACTGATACTTGCCGCTGTCCACCGCCGCCGTATAGCTTGCGTCGGTCGCGCCAAGCCTCTTTTCGTATAGGTTCTCCACGTTGTTCGGGATAAGGCCGCTCTCCGCATACAGGTTTCCCATCAGACCGGCGGTGCCAAAGTCGTTCAGCCCCGCTCCTTTCAGATAATTCCAGATTTTCTCCTCGTTGTTCTTTCCTGCCAGCATGATCTATCCCTCCTCACGGTTCCTCTGTCTGCTGTGCAATCCGTTCCGCCTCCTCCTTTTCCCGTCTCATGTCCGCAAGCTGCCACCGCCTGTCCTGCTTCTTCTCCTTGGTGGTCTTTATCCAGCCGAGGATGCCGCACTCGCCGCCCAGCGTGGCGAACACGCAGGTGATCAGCGTATCCGGCACGGAGCCGTACACGGTAAACAGCGCGATCATGGCTATCGTGAATACTGTCAGACACAAAAAGACGATCAGCAGAATAAAGTCCATGGTTCCCATGCGCTTCTTCCGGCCTTTCGTCTTTGCCTGCGTTCGCTTTCCCGCCATGTCAGTCCTCCTTGATGTGCGGATGCGCGTTTTTATTCAGGTGCTTATTCAGTTTGTCCAGCGCATCCTTGCACGGCCCGTTGCACCCCTGCTCCACAAGCCCCTGCAACGCGCCGCGCAGGCCATAGCAGATAAGCGTCTGCTCCTCCTGAATGGCGTTGATGAACTCGCTCTGCTTTTTGTTGCTCTCAATGACCTTGTACACGGAAACAATGGCGGCGACCAGCGCTCCGATTGCTCCCAAAAGGCTGGCCGCCTTAATGATGGTGTCCGCGTCGATGTACATTTTCCTGTCCTCCTGCTTTCACTCCGGCCATTCGTCCCCGCCGATGGCCCTGCGGTATGCCTCGTCGGCCTCCGCGATCTCGTCTCGCCCGGTCACGGTGTCGCCCAGCTCCGCAAGGCGTGTCGCCAGCACCCGGACGGTACGCGCCTGCATTTCCACAAGCGCCTCCAGCTCTGCGATGATCTGCAAATGGCTGCTCACGCCGTCGCCTCCGTCCAGCCGTATACCCCCGGTTCCCACACATTGGCATCCGCCGTTGATGTCCAATGCTTTCCATTGTGGCTCACCTTGTCGCCCTTTGCGTAAGCGTCATGCGCCCCCACCGGCTGGCTCCATTCCGGCCATTCTTCCGCCGGGTCAGATGCCGCCGACCAAAGCGACACCGCCTTGTCCGGTTCCCATCCAGCCTGTGAGGTGTGCGCCTGTACGCATTTGTACAGCTTGTCCCCCCAGTTGCGTAGCTGCCCCACCGTGTAAGCAACGCCGGTCTGCCACGTTTCAAACAGGCTCTTATGTTCCCCCGCAGTCACAGCGTCGATGCTTCCGTTCTCCGCCAGCGTCACAAAGGCGATCTCCGTTGCTCTTCTCGTTTCTTCCATCACCTTTATCCTTTCCACATACCGGTAATGCTCGCTGATGGTATAGAAGTCGTACCGCGTCCCGTCCTCGTCCGTGTCGCTGTGATAGTGCCGGTCGATGCGGCAGCGGTCTGTGATGCTGCTGTCGTCGTACTCCCGCACCGTGGTCAGGTATTCACCCTCCCGCAGCGCGGGGCCGCCCACGATTTTCAGGTTTTCCCGTTCTACGCCGCCGATAACGCTTGTTCCGTAGACGTATTCCATCTTGCCCGCTCCTTTCTTGCGTGTTCTCTGACCACGCATTTCAATTTCCGCTGCAAACCCGCCTCCACATAGCTCTGGAAAAAGTGAACGTGATTGCAGTGCTTCATCTGGCCCAGTCTGGATAAAAGCCCCTGCGCCAATGCGGGCTTGATCGCGTGGTGCCGCCGCATGGCACGGCGGCAGGCGGAAAGAGAATGTTTCAGGCGCACCATGTTTCGTTTCCGCAGCAGGGTATACCCTCGCCCGAAGCGATACCCCAGCGCCGCCACCGTCCGCTTTGCTGTCGGATAGAGCTGCCACTTGCCGTTCAGCCGCAGGCCGTGTGCCGCCAGCCATTTCTCGATCAGCTCCCGCAGCCGCCGCAGCTTCCGCTTGTTCCGCCCGAACAGGGTAAAGTTGTCCATGTACCGCAGGTAGTGGTCGCACAGACCGCTTTCCCGTATCAGCCGGTCAAGCGGTTGCAGCACCGTGTTGGCAAACCATTGGGAAAAGTAAGCGCCGATCAGAATGCCGTGCTTCATCAACCGTTCGCATACCTCCAGCATTCGCCGGTCTTTCACCAGCCGCCGGAGCCGCTTCATCACCGTCTCCGCCGTCAAACTGTCGTAGAAATGGTGGATGTCCAGCTCCTCGGCGTACTTCGTCCCTTTTGGGTCTGTCCGCATCCACTTCTTGATGGCTCGAACGCCGTAATGGATGCCCCGGTTTCGGATGCTCCCGCAGCAGAAATTGTCCATGCCCCGCATCATGATCGGCTCCAACACCTGAATGACCGCGTGATGCACATACTGGTCAGGCCACAGTCTCGGCTCCGATATGTCCCGCCACTTTCCGGCGCTCTTGTCCCAGCGTCGCGCAAGCCTCGGCTCGTTCGCCTCGTAACCGCCTGTAATGATCTCCCGCAGCTCTTTTACATAGCGGTCAATGTCCGCCTCCACCCGTGCCACTGTCCGGTTTGGCCTGTGGTGCGGATGGAAGCGGTGTGTCACGTTCACGGCGAAGATCGCCAGCCGCAGGTTTTCTTCCGATACCAGCTTTGGAAATAGGTTGTTTGCTCGTTTCATCAGGAATGTTTTCCTCCTTTTAGCCTCACGGCCTTTCCATCGCCCCCGCAGGTTGCGGGAGTGTACTAAACCGTGTCCTGATGGCTTATCTGCACCAAGGGGTGCCGAGGATGTCCGCGCCCCGGCGCGGGTCTTTGCGTTGCCGGGTGTGGAGGTGGGTAGCCAGTCCATAAAAGGACGCGGCAGCCGATGTTCGCGTTCGAGTTGGACGCGCTGGTGTAGTTCACGTAGAACAGCCCGTGGTTCCCGTTCTGGTTATAGTTACCGCCGAAGTACAGACACGGGTTGGAAGCATTGAAGTTCCAGCTATCCGCCGAATATGTCGTCTCACTCCCGCCCGATGCCGTGGGATAGATAACCCATTCCAGACCGGCCACCGTTGCCACGGTAAATGCGCTGGGCCATCCGCTCGACGGAACGCCCACGGCGATGCCGCCGCTGTTGTCGCTGAAGCTGCTGGGCGTGTTGATGATGTTCAGGCCGTTGCTGTTGTAGTAGCAGCCGTCGCCCCAGTCATACACGTTGTCCCACAGGCCCTCGATGTAGCGATACTGCGTACCGAGGCCATAGCTGTCCCGGCTCGCAAGCGTCGTTCCGGTGTGATAGGGCATATTATCCGTATAGCCCATATTCTCCGTTGCGCTGTTGTTGCCGCAGCCCTTGCCGATGGTTTTCTGGCTGTTCCAGTCCGCGAACTCCACAAGGTACAGCATCCAGATCGTCATGCGCATCCGAATGTCGCTCTGCCAGATGTTGCTCCCCAAATTGTGGATGCTCGTGCGGGCCGTACTGCGTGTGATATTCGCTTTCGGTTTTACGCCGGACTGGCTCTTGTAGTTGTTGGTGTTGCAGTGATAGCGGCCAATGTACACAATGTCCCGCTCTCCCTTGCCGTCCCCTCGGTCGGCGTGGGCTGGGGAGACGTGAAAGCCGTCCGTTTCCTTATCCGCGATCTGGAGTTTCAGGCTGTTCCCGCTCTTTGTCCACTTGTACCAGAACTTCGGGATAGCCACCAGCTCACCGGCCACCGCATCCGTCACGCGCACCATCCCGCTCCACGGGTACAGGTTGTCAAATGGGCTTCCGTAACTGGTTGCCCCCGCCCGGTACGGGGTCGGGTTCACGAAGCTGGCGGCCTCGTCCGTCCGGCTCCACACCGTCGTGCTGGTTCCATCCCACACCACGCCGTAGATGTGCCGATAGGCCAGCTTCACATTTACCGTCTGTCCGTCCGCCGTGATGGTTGCGGTATCCTCCGCCGTCTCTCCGCTCTTGGTGGCGGTGATGGTGTAGGTGCCGCTTTCCGTCACGGTGAAGTCCACCGTCCCCGTTGCAGATGCCGTTTTGCTCTGCGTCTTGCTTCCCTTGGTGCAGGTGACGGTGGAGCCGCTGTCAATGCTCACGTGGATGGTCGCTGTGAAGTAGGATAGCGTCGCCGTGTACTGCTGCACCACAGAGACCGTCACCGTATCCGTGGCAGTCTGCCCGTTCTTGGTGGCCTTGATGGTGTAGGTGCCGTAGTCCTCCACATCAAATGTCCATTTTCCGCCGCTCTCCGTCGCGTTGTATACCTTAGTCCCCAGCGTGGCCGTCACCGTGGAGCCGGTTGGTGCGGTCACAACGATCTGCGCCGTCATGCCTACCTGCGGCAGACTGTCCGCGCTGAGCTTGCCGTCTGCCCCCAGCGTCGGGATGCCGTTCGGCACGTTGATGGGGAGCTGATCGGTGTCCATCTTCCCGTCCGCGCCGAGACCTGCCACGCCGCCCGGCGTATTGACAGGGAGCTGGCCGGTGCCAACCTTGCCGTCCGTTCCGATGCCCGCAACGCCGCCCGGCGTATTGATGGGGAGCTGGCCG